TCATTGTGGCCCATCATTCATATATCGTTTAAATTCTTCTAAGGCCCACCCATGTTTACGCTTGATGTGACTGTAGCTATAATTCATTTCATTGGCTATCTGCATAAGTGAATACCCTTTGAAATATCTCAGCATTAATATCCTGACATAGTCCGGATTATTCATCTTATCTATCTTGGATATGGAATCTTGTTTTAAGTCAATTAATTCGTTTATCATATTAGCCATGTCCTTTTCAAAATCACATATCCTGGTAATTATATTGGCAAGACTATCACTGCATGGTGAAGTCTGAACTCTTTCTGACATTGCAGTCGTGCAAGACTGTGCTCTTGTTCGCTCCTCAATTATTTGATCTCGCTTTAAATCTATCTTTGCTTCCAGTACCTGAATTTGCTCTAAATACCTTTTAGGTGTCACAATGAATCCCCCTTTCACCCATTCAGTTTTTAATTAATTATTTGTCCTCAAATCACCCATTGAAATATGACATATCTATTATTCTGTAATATTTCATATGCTACATTTATAAATGGGGAAATATATTGATATCATAGATATTTGACATACATCATAAATGTTAAATTAATCATCAGATATTACACCCCCTCAATATGTAATAATTTAATCAAATTAAAAATAACTCATAGACTCATAAGCATCAGATATTGTATCTTGGTTAATCCCTATGTATCTAAGAGTAATTGATGGCTCACTATGATTAAATATATTCTGAAGTACTGCAATATTCTTTGTCTTGTTATAGTAATTGTAACCGAATGTTTTTCTAAGAGAATGCGTACCAACATTTTCTACACCAAAGCCATTGCATGTATCTCTTATAATCTTATAAGCATGTTGTCTTGATATTGGATCAATCCCTGTCTTAGAGTTTGCAATTAAATATTCGTACTCTTCCTTACCATCGATATATATATCAAGCTCTTTTTTTAAGAATTTGTTAATCTTAATAACCTTACTTTTGTTGGTCTTCTTCTCCTTAATCCTTATACTATCTTTGTCTTTTACATGTTTTACCTGAAGCTTTAAGATATCTGATATTCTTAAGCCAGTGTATAGGCCCAGACAAAATAGCATATAGTTTCTTTTGTTTGTTTTCTTCAGATACTTCAATATATCTTCTAGTTTATTATTATCTCTTATAGGCTCGACATAATTCACATATCATCCCCCCTTTTCTTATATTTTTTGACAACAAAAAAAGAAAGAGGGTATTTCCTCTCTCTTCTCTTGGTTTTATGATAATAATACAAATACTGACTCTTTTACTTAATTACATAATAACACAGATTTAGTGGCTTTTTGTTGCGCATTTGTTGCAACCTTTTGTATTATTTCAGGTCATTTTTTGCACTATATTTTATGATTCTAGACACTTTATGCCATATATTACTACAGCTAATTTTCTAACTGCCGCCACTCTCTTTCTAAATATATTAGACCTCTCGTAATTGGTATATAAAGCTATTTTAGAATCTGGGATATTGTCAAAATACCTCATTTCAACAATCTCTTTCTCTTGATCAGTTAAGTTAGACATCCCCTTTTCAATAAGACTTATATATTTTTTTTCATCATCAATTTCCCTCTGTACTCTCTCCAACATTTCTGACACCTTGACTACCTGTTTGCCAATAGAATCCCCTGGGAATAAGGACACCCTTACTCCGTCTGTAGATATTGATTTAATCCCTCTTGATTTATACTCTTTTATTTCATTCATAGTATCTTCTAAAATCCCAATATGCCTGATTATACCCCTATGATTTCTTAATATAACCTCGGTACTTTCAAAAAACTCCTTTTTGACTCTTACCTTTTTCATTAAATCACCTCCCCTTGCTCTTACATGCTTGCTTCTGTACTCCCTTATTATTTAATTGTCCATGAACCATACCGCACCTTGGGCATACATATAAAGTTCCTATGGGACTCTTGCTTTTTATTTTCTTACTCCCACAAAATTCACACTCGTTCGGAAATATCTTAACCCACATAATACCCCCCTATCTATTTACACTTCTATTTTCCCTGTCATTAAATCGTTTAAAAGCTTATCCCTTAGTTCTGCTAAATATCTATTTTCTTGGATATTTAGATAATATATAAACTCTTTCCAGCTTTTTAAGATCATCATCAAAATAGGATTAACGCTTTCACTACTTTTGTTTTCAAACATAAGTTGGTTTTTATTCTTCGTAAAAGTTATATAACTTTCTTTTTTAATTTTATGACCTATTTGCTCAGGAAGTACTATGTTATTTTTTTGCTTAAAAAGTTCCACATCAAAACCTAGGCTTCTGGCTAAATTTTCATTTATACTTAGCTTTAGTGAGTTTTTATCATCTCTAATACGGTTTAAATCATTGACTATATCTTCATACTCTCTGTGCCTTACTTCTGCTTCAGATTGAATATAAACCCTAGGTCTTAATTCATATCCACTAGACTTAATATTGTTAATTTCAACCTGTGTGGCATTTTCATTTATTATTAAGTCTTTTATCCACGAAAGAATATTTTGTATTTGTTCTGTGCTATATGATTTAACTGTTTTCTTATACACCCTATTTGTGTGCGAGTTCCCCCCAAATTGTCCTCTCTGTTCTCTTATTTCCTCCACATATGTATCGCTCATATCTATCATCTCAACTTTTGTGGTTTGTTTTTTCTTATTGAGAGTTAACATACATGTGGGTATACTTGTTGATTCAAACATATGGTCTGGATTAAGTATCACCGATTCAACTATATTCGTATCTATTAAATTCTTTATAATATTAACTTCATCCATATTGGTTGGCCTTAATACGTTGTTAGGCAATATAAAGCTTGCTTTTTCACTTACCATATCAAGAGCTGTTAATATGAATGCAAAATTTGCGTTACTTTTAGGTGGCACTCCATAAAGTATAAATCTAGGGTCCATTGCTCCAAATAATGATCCGTCCCATTTTAAATTATATGGTGGGTTGCATATGCATGTATCCGCTTTATATTGGCATGCGTTTACCTTATTTAACTTCCCGTATTTATCCCCTTTGCTCACGTGATATATTTCTTCGTTAAAACTATTATTCAGGCTATCTTTTCGAATAACATATGCATCAATATTTCTTACCATTAAATTGAATAACAGTAACGGTATTACATTGTTATCAATTTCTATGCAAATAAATTTAAGCTTTTTGTTACTATTCCATTTTTGGATGGTTAAAGCCCCACTCCCTGCACATAAATCGAGTACCACTTCTTCATTATCTGTTTCACTCAATTTGCCAACCAGTTCTGCTAAACACTTAGGTGTATAATCTTGTTTCTTCCCCTCTCTATCGGCTAGGTAGTATTGCCAAATTTTTTGAAGTAAATCTTCTTCGACGTTTCCTGATACTATGTCTAGGTATTTATCCATATAGTCGGTTTTATTATTTATAACCACATCAAAAATTGATTCAGGCAATCCATTTGCCTGTGTATTAAATAATTCTAGTATTTTTTCTGTTAATTCTTTTAACTCCACTCATTACCACCTCTCTATCACTAAAATGGAACGTCATCATCATCAACTGCAGCAAACTCTGTCGGTGATTCTGGTGGTTCCTCACTCTTTGTTGCCTTATTTTTACTTTCCAATGCTTGAATGTTACGGCCAGCAACCTTTGTGAATGTCCTTTTTTCTCCATCCGGTGTTTCGTACCTATCAACTCGAACAGATCCTTGAATGGCTACCAATCTTCCCTTAGTGATGTAGTTAGCTACAAACTCTGCAGGCTTACCCATAATCTCTACTGGTATGAAGTCTGTAGTAATAGACCCATCCTTATTCTTATAATCTCTATCAATAGCCAGTGTAAATGTGGCTACTGCTGTTCCTGATGTTAAATATCTAAGCTCAGGGTCCTTGGTTAATCTTCCAACTAAAACAACATTATTCATGACTTTCCTCCTTGATTTCTTTTCTTAAATCTCTTACAAAGCTTAATAACTCATCTTTTGCCATATGATAGTTCTGAGTAGTGATGAGTTTACTCCCAAAATAAAAAGTTAACTCATTTTGTGTCGGTGTTAATGAGTGTATGCACCCACTAATTAATAAGATTATTAAAGTTACTTTCACTTTATATTTCTTTATCGCCTTATCCGCAAATAATTCTTCCTCATAACTGTCTTGTGAAGCGATTTTTATTGCAAGGAAAGCTACTATTGTGTAAATTGATAGTCCTAAAAACATCATACTAGTTAAATAGTTTATTCGATTTATTATGATTATAAATAAAATTATATTGCTCATTATTTACCTCCATCTCTTTATTTAAGCAAAGCTGCCAAGAATAATAACATCCAAGTTAATCCCCATCCTATATAAATGTAATCGTTATTCCTCATATTATTCTCCTTATATCCAATCTCTTAAAATCTCTGGCAATTCCCTATTGCAATTTTTATATACTTGTTTAATTTCGGAACAGATGCCCCCGCTATAACAATCTATTGGGATAGATATTAAATTTCTATCTTGATTAGTTAAAGAGGCTTCACTTAATAGCCCTCTTTTTAGACTAGCTATTTCCTTTTCTAAATGTTGTTTTTTTCTTAGCTTTTCATTTAGAGCAATTAATTTTAATTTAAACTTTACTTTTTTATATTCATCCATGTTTTATACTCCCTTTATGATGGCTTGTGCAATTTTTGCATATCCCACTATTACACTATTCAGTAACCCTAAACCAATATTTTTTTAGTCTATTCTTACCAATTTCATTAATTACTTTCTCTGCCACTTCTTTGTTTGCAAAGACCGGAGTACCTGAATAGTGAAATTGTGCTACTTGTACAAGAATTATGTTATTTTCGGTGTCACACACAACTACATAATTGTATTCACCACTTTTAAAAGGCCTGCTATACTTCCTCATAATAGCCTCTATCTTACGTCTTTCAAGTTCAAATTCAGCTTCTTCCTCGGTTAGAAATGCGTTACCTAAGTCTCTTCTAATTTCAAAGTAACCCTCATCAAACCAATCTGGTCTCAAATATCCATATTCATCAATGTAATAGTAGCTATCGCGGTCGTTTGTATTAAAATCCCATATAGTCTTAGGCTTCTGCTCTGCCTCTGTCTTTTTGACAATAAGCTCTTTTATATCTTCCCAGTTGTCATCTACTAGTTTTCTTATATCATTGTTCATTTTTTAACCTCTCTATTTTCCCTGACTTTCAAGCCACTCTTTTAATTTCTTTAAATGTCTACCGTACAATCTTTTTGTTGCGATTAATTGTGCTTTATAATCATCAGTCGGTGAGATATCTATGTATTTGTCTATGCCACATATTGCTTCTTCCAAATAAAGCACAGTGTAAGTCGCCGCAACAATTTGTGAATTATAATCTAGATCCATATCACTCACCCTCACCTTCCAAAGTCTCAATGGCAAAGTCTAAGTTCTTCCTGGCTTTTTTCAGATCCTCAAGGCCGTTTTTCTTTTCCCACCTAAATATATATTTCATGGCATTCCCGCAAGCCCAGTGTACATAGCCCTTATTGCCTAACACTGATTTAAGGACATCCTTAGACTCTATATCTAATCCATCTAGCTTATAATGTGCTGGACTATTTATCATGTCCAGTTCTTCGTTTTCATCCGCTTTTTGTTTACGCGTTAAATTTTCTAACGTATCAAGCATATTCTCAACAGCCTCGGTTATATTATTTGTCATATTATCCTCCCTTTCTTTTTAATTGTCTTGCAAGTCAATTACGAAGTATTTGAGTTGTAAGTATTCTTCAATAATTTGATTTAAGTGATTTACTGCTTCAAGATGAGTTTTGTATTCTTGAAGCGTATAGTAATCTAGCCCCTTTTTAACAACTAATCTTCCCTTTTCTCTATAATTTTCTGGTCGTTCATCTGCATATATGCAGTCAGGATTAAATATAACCCCATCTCTATATCTAATAACCACATTCATATATCCTACCTCCTGTATTTATCCCCGATTTCAAATTGCTTGTATTCCTCTTTTGTAACAAAAACTGTTGTTTGGCTTCCAAAAACATCTTTTAGCAAAAAAGAGTACTGTTCTTCTGCCCTTTCAGGCACCTTGACTACTTTCAACTTGCCATCAATCCAATCTTCTCTTTTTTCGTACTTTATCTCACATGGCTGGTAGTCTTTCTTAATGACTGTCCCAATATAGGTCCTAGCTTCGTGTTCAACAATCCTATATCCTACAAACATACCTAACCCAAAATTACAAATTAGGGCTAAGGCATGAATTTTATGCCTGTGCTTATAGAACCATTCCATCATTTTTTCTTTCCCCTTCCAAAAATATTCTTATTAAGTTCATCTTGAAAATATCCTCTTAAATCAACACTTTCCTTAGCCTTTTTATAAACATCTTCCCTTTCTTTTCTATACTCTTTATATTTCAAGCAATTGTCATGACAATTTACATGACGCTGTTCACACCTATAGCATGGAGCCTTCACATATGATCACCTAACTTTCGTAGTACTTCACTCTAGTGCATCCTGCTGCCTTTGCGAGTGGATATAACTTTTCAAGGTTTTCCCATATTCTTAGAAATGCAGCATATTCTTTTGTTGATTCTATATCCTTAAGCTGCTCCTCACTCAGTGACTCAAAATACTTTTCTGCATCATCAAATCTTTTCAAGTTCTTCAAATATTCTTCAACAACATCCATATATCTCATCTCCCCTAAAATGGCACATCATTAGCCACATCATCCAGTTCTACAAAACTGACCTGGTCAACTTTGTCATAGCCATAATCTTTTATTTTATCCCTATCATCTATCCAGAATCTTTTTCGCATATCATCAAAGTTTAATCTTCGACTAATGCCCTGTTTACCTGTTGTTCTATTCTTAAGAATCCCAATCTTGGTAATATCAGACACATCATTAGTCTTGCTATCAACCTTAATATTCCTAGTTAATATCAACTCATAGTCTGCCAGGTTAACAACTTCACTTGCCCCGGACACGTCATGCATGTGATATTTATCTTTGTCACCCTTTTTCTTAGGATGTGCAACCAAGATAATGCATATCCTATATTTTCTAGCCAGAGACTTAAGTTTCTTAACTAGTCTTTTCTGCTTATCTAGTTCTTCAAGGCCTGAATTGTCAACCGTCATCATATTATCTAGGACAAATAACTTAACATCCTTCGTTCTGGCTAAATATTCAATGCTAGCCGATATGTTATCAACGCTTGATCTGGAATCTTCTGAATAAATAAACAGTTTATTCTTAATCCACTGCCTTATAGAATACTCTCCATGAGATGTCACATCATAGTAAGAGCCAACCTTTCCCTTAAATTCTTGAAGATCACTTGGATTAGCCACCGCTCTCATAAACCACTGTAATACATTGAAGTCTGTTAATTCTCCTGAATACAACATACATCTATGTCCATTCATTATATTTTGGGCTACAATCTGATTAAGCAATGTTGACTTTCCGGAGCTTGGTTCCCCGGTTAAGATAGTTAGGCTTCCATAGACAAGCCCTCCTAAAAGTGCATCTAGGTCTTTAAACCCAGTTTCAAGCCCTGAATTTAAGTCTGTCCTTTTGATTTCACTTGCATCAACAAATAATTGCTCGGCACTTCTCCCATAATCAAGCTTGTTAGCCAAATCTTCTATATAACTTTTAATCTCTGAAGGTGGCTTACTTTCAAGGCTGTTAACTAAATCAAATACATGGTCCTTAACTTTTCTTTTGAATGAGTTGTCTTTTATTTCATCCATGTAATACTTAAAGTTGGGCGTTATTCCCATGGATGCCATATCTGTTAAAAGACTTACTGGGGCCTGTATTCCCATAGCTTTTAATTCAGCAACCAGACTAACCATTTCTATTGGCTTCTTAGAGTTATGGATTGATAACATACACTGATATATTATGTCAAAACCCTTGCCAGTTAAGTCTCCAGGCTTTATGCCATCTTCTATAGCCCTTACTATTAATTTTCCATCAGTGATTATCGACCCTAAAAATGCCATTTCTGCATTAATATTACATATATCCCCAGTCATCTTTGTCACCATCTTTCTTAAATGGAATAACCTTCTTATCTTTCGGCATGTTCATGTAAAGCTTATCAAACTGCTTCCTCAACTTATCTGTTGATAGTATATTTTTATGCCAAAAATCATCCTGCTGACACCATCTTATTACTGCTTCAATATCATCAACGGACCTTTTATCAATTCTAAGCATTTTATCCACATGTCCACACCAGTTATCCAGGTTAGGTTCTTTAAATTTAGGATTGTTCTTTTTTATGAGCTCATAAAGAAGATTTGAGAGCCTGAACTCTTCAGAGTCAGGACTATACTTCTTATATTCTTTATTTCTTATATTCTTGTTAGTGGTTGAAACACAGGTGTTTTTTGTGTCTGCGTTGCGTGTACTTTGTGTGTTTTTTGTGTTAATATCTTGATACTTCTCCCAATTTTCAATACTTATAACTGTGTGTGTTGTGTGTGTTGTGTGTGTTAGGAAATGTGCGTTTTCTGCGTGTTTTATGGTTGCGCGCACAACTTCACGAGTACAGTCTTTTCCACAAAGATCTGCAATTTTTTGAAGTGATGTAACACATTGCCCTGGCTCGGTTTTATATTTCACTCCTTTATAAATCCATTCCCTAGGCTCATGATTCACCATGAGTAGTAAGGTGATTATTACATCTCTTTGCCTGCCTGTAAGTCCTCTATAAAATTCAGAATTTAAAATTTTTCTATGAACCTTTATCCATCCAGCCATGAAATCACCTCCCCTTGACTATCTTCAACTTTTGTATTACAATATTTACAACAATTATTTTTTTTTTGGATTCGCTTGACTTTTTTGCGGGTCCTATTTTTTTGATTTTATATGTTAAAATCATACTGATACCCCTTCATCCATATAATTACATGCTATTTGCAGTAATTTAATTTTCACTTCTTTTCTAATACTTTTAAATTTTTTTAAAGATTTAAAGCCTGTTGAATTTCTTGATATATTCATTACCTTTCCTATGCATTTGAAAAAGCCTGTCGTTTCATCTTTTTTATAACAAATAATCAACCATCCTGCAGATGTATGTTCGACAGTAAACTTATAGTCAGGATCCTGAATAGCCTGAATCTCTTGCTTAATTAACATATGATCACCTTCCTTTTAAATCTTTCCTATAGAACATGAAACCCAGCAATTTTGATGACCGCAAGGGAATCTTCTTTTTGACCCTATATTTTCCCTACAGGATTCGCAGTTAAATTCATTAACCGGATTGCTCATCCAGTTAATATAATGTACTAGATCCATAACACTCAGTAAGTCGTATGACAATTGACCTCTGAAAGACCCCTTATGAACTTTTATCTTTTTTGCAGTAGGGACATAATCCCTTACCTTTCTACTGTAAACTCTCACAACTACCTCCTTGTTTTATATATTCTGCCATTTAATCCAAGCTATTTTTACATATTCAACACCTATCAAAATGGCATATCCTACAGCCATTATAAAATCATCAATTTCTTTTATTAGCATTCCCCCATAACCTCCTTATATCTATCTTCACCAACAGCCTTTTTAAGCTTTTCAGGATAAATAACATAGCTATATGTCCTACTCCTGTCATTTTTCTTGAAGGCTGTCCCAAATTCAAATGCCCCTCGTTGAAGTCCAACCCTAACAAATTGGTCTGTAACTCCAAGCATTTTAGCAGCTTCTGATACTTTAATCTTTGTCATTATTTTCCCCTCCGATACAATAATTCAAATGAATTTTTTATTAAATTGCTGATTAGCTTTTCTGCATCTTCCCACGATTTTAATTCATGGTCTGAAATTATGCCATCTGATGCTATGCTAATAAGTTCATCCTTCTTCTTATCTATGTTTTGTAAACTACTTAAGAACCCTAGCGTTGAGCAGCACAAGTCCTTATCTTTTAATGATGGAAGGACCATTGCACCTACCTGGCTATTTTCCAAATGCTCATATGCAAGCTTCATATCCCCATATAATAAGCACATCCTTCTTGCTATATCATTTGGTGGTATATATGTACTATTTTCATATCTCTTGATGGTATCGATACTAATGTTTAGGTGTTCCGCAGCCTTTTCTTGAGTTAGGCCTGCTAGCTTCCTGTATTTTTTATAAATATTTTCCATTTTTTACTCCTTATTTTTACTGACATAACAATATATAGTTAAGACTTATAATGCTTTACTTACTCTTGTTAGGGAATACCATTATCCCAATAAAGTAGTACGCATCTGTTGGGAAATCTGTAGATAGTGGTGACCCAATGTAAAATGGTTCTTCAAACGGCAGTCCATTTTCTACCTGATCCTTACTCCACCAGATGCAAGGTCCATCATCTTCGTTCCAGTCTTCAGCCTTCTTTAAAGTAAGTAGATCTTCTAAATCGCATAATCTTTCAGTAGATAGTAAGTGTGCATAAAATGTGTTGTAATCTCTGTACATCCCTACCAAGTCCACTGAATTTAAGGGCAACAGAGTTGTAATTTGTTTATGTCTCTCTGTCATTCTTTTATTCGCCCAATCTCCACAATGTAAAGTTCTCAAAAGAATACCTCCTATTTTTCTATTAGTGCATTTTCTGCACTTCATTTTTATCTTTAAACAATATATAATTGTTGTAAACAATTTAAAATTGTCTTATTGAGTATAAAAAAGTTGCCTAATATCTTTCTCTAAAATATCTGCAATCTTGAATGCAACGCTTAAAGATGGTTGATTGTTCCCATTTTCTATCAAACTATATGCTTGCTGTGATATCCCTATTTTAGAAGATATCTCCCTTTGGGTTATTTTTTTCTCTTCTCTCGCTTTTTTTAAATTACTCATAAATTCCACCTCCTTTTTGACAATTTAAACTTGTTTATAACTCTATTATAACAATTTTAACTTGTTTGTCAATACATTTTTACAATTTATATTTGTTTTTTATTTACTTATACAATTCATAGTTGTATAATATCTACTGAGGGGGTGATGCTATGGACAGATTGTTATTTCAAAAAAGACTTAAGGAATTAAGAAACGAAATAGGATGCACTCAAGAAGATATGGCGAATAAATTAAATATATCTAAAAGTGCCTATGGATATTATGAGCAAGGGAAAACTACACCAGATTCTAATTCAGTCTCTATGCTTGCTGACTTCTTTGACGTGTCTACAGACTATCTTTTAGGTCGAACAAATGTAAGAAATCACCCAGAAACTTTTGCAGCACATACTGATGAAGATATGAGTGATGAAGCAAAGGCAGAGTTGGAAAACTTTAAAGAATTTTTAAAAATGAAATATGGTAAGTAAATGGAGGGGTATTATGAGTTTGGTTAACTTTGAATCTAATACTAAATCAATGGAATTAAGAAAAGAAGATTTTTTCATTTTAGATGAAAATGGATATAGGGTTAGACCCATGAAGGGAAATAGCCTTTTTATGTTCCCTGATGACTATATTATATTGGATTTAGAAACTACTGGATTAGATCCATTGGTTGATGATATTTTGGAAATTGGTGCAATTAAAGTTGTTGATAATGTAATAATAGAAGAATTCCAAAGATTTTGTAGACCAGATGATATATCTATGCTGTCTGGTTTTATACAAAAACTTACTGGTATCACCCCAGAAATGTTGGATAATGCTGAACATCCTATAAATGTGATTAAAGATTTTATGCAATTTGCAGGAGATTCTATTATACTTGGCTATAATGTGCATTTTGACATAAATTTTTTATATGACGAAGCTCTTACTAGAAATATTTCCCCTATAAAAAATGATTTAATAGATGTTATGAGATTTAGTAAAAGATTTTTATCGGATCTTCCTGATTACAAGCTTAAAACAGTAGCGCAAGAATTGGATATAGATTCTACTGGTTCTCACAGAGCTATTGCTGATTGTAAGATTACTCATAATGTTTATCAACATATTAAAAATGTAATTGGAAATGATGGAAATGCTGCAGACGAATTTTACAAGAAGGCGATAAATAAAAGGAAACCCCTAGACTGTAAAGATATTACTACGGATAAAACAGAATTTGATATTACTCATCCACTATATGGACAAGTTTGTGTGTTTACTGGCACCTTAGAGAAAATGAATAGAAAGCAAGCTATGCAGCTCGTTGTAGATTTTGGGGGAGAAAATGGAAAGAGTGTTACAAAGAAAACTAATTTTTTAGTTCTTGGAAACAATGATTATTGCCCTTTAATTAAAGATCCTGATGGTAAAAGCACAAAACAGCTTAAAGCAGAGAAATTAAAAGAAAGTGGTCAAAATATAGAAATAATATCAGAAAACGTATTTTATGACATGTTGGAAATGTAAATTTAAGTAGTTTATAGGCAGGATATGCCAGTATTCTGCCTATTTTTACACCTAATCAACGAACATATGTTTTCATAAGGGAGATATTGATGATAGAAAAAATTTGTAAGTATATAGAAGAACAAGAGATTTTAATTGATGATTGCCCAGAACTTAGTAAATTTAGAAAGGCAGCTCTTTACTGTAATATCAATAACAAGAATTTAATACTCCTTAGTCCTGAATTTCATAATAGAAACTTGAAAGAACAGGCTGAAATACTGGCTGAAGAATGTGGGCATTTCGCCACTAGTGTTGGAGATACATTTGTCTGCCCAAATACTTATGCTTCAAAACTAGCAATATCAAAAAGCGAACAAAAGGCCACTCTATGGGGGGCTAAATATTTTATTGATGAACAGGATTTAAAGAAATACATCCTAATATCTACCAGTGTAGAAGAACTTACAGACTACCTGGGTGCTACAGACAGGATGCTATATGACTATTTATATTCACTTAAGCATGTGGACCAATATTGGCAGCTTAATGAAAGATTCCTTTTAGACCTATATAAATTACCTAATTTAGTGATTATAGATAAAGAAGATTTAGAGAATGGAGTTGATGTATATGAGGAACCCTAATGGCTATGGTAGTGTGTATAAGTTATCAGGAAACAGAAGAAATCCCTGGGCAGTTCGTATCACTACTGGATGGGATTTTGATGCAGAAAAAGGCAAGTCTAACCCTATTTACAAATTTATAGGATACTACAGAACACAAAAGGAAGCTATTATGGCACTGGCCCACTACAATGAATCGCCTTATGATATATCGGCAAAGACCCTTACTTTTGAAGAGATATATAACAAATGGTCTAATATACATTTTGAAAAAATATCAAACTCAAATATAACGGGATATAAGGCTGCATATAAAAGTTGTGAGCCTATAAAAGATATGATTTTTTCTGAAATTCGCCTTGATCAGTTGCAAAACCTTATAGATAAATCGGGGAAGAATACCCCAACTCTTAAAAAGATAAAAATCATGCTAGGGCTTATGTATGACTATGCAGTAATTCATGATATAGTTCCCGTTGAGAAAAGGGAAAAAGTGAGGTATTTAGATATATCTAAGCCTGGAAATCCTAATTCTTATACCAGGACTAAGTTTTCTAATGCTCAGATAAAAAAGGTATGGGCTGTTAAAGATGATGATATCTATTATAGCGTAGTTTTGATGATGCTATATTCAGGGGTAAGGATCGGGGAATTGCTTGAGGTTAAAAAATCAGATGTTCACCTTGATGAGAAGTGGTTTTTCATATCTAAGTCAAAAACTATGGCAGGAATTAGAGAAGTTCCTATTGCTGATAAAGTGCTGCCTTTTTTTGAAAGCTGGATGGCTCGGGACGGGGAGTATTTGATTTCTACTCCTGAAGGTGAAAATATGACTTATGATAGATTTTATAGAACACACTGGAAAGCTTTGATGTCGCATTTGGATATAAAGCATACCCCGCACTGTACTAGATATACTACTATATCAAGTCTTACGCAGGCTGGTGTAGATGATAGAATTATTAAGCAGATCGTGGGACATAGTGGGAAGGATGTTACTGAGATTGTTTATACTAAAATTGATATGGATGTTAAGCTTGAAGCTATAAACAGAATTTAG